CTGAAAGCCCAAACGGGATTTTGGCCACCCTAAATGAAATATGCCCGTCCCATCTCCGAGCCCTTTTGGCTACGGTCAGAAGTTGGGAGAGGACGGAGTGGTTCCCGATTCTGGCGCTAGGACTCCTAAGGAGATCCTTACAGCGTTGGATGATGAATTCACCAGTGGCAACATAGTTGACCACAAGCGAAATAGGTGGGAGTGGCTGTACCAAGTACGCCTACCCACGGGCCAAAAGTTTGGATACTGGTTAGGGTTAAACCGGGATTCAAAGCTCCATCGGTCGGATGTTGCCTTCTTAAAGAAGACGCTCCGTCCGTACGTGAGTGCCTACAACGGCGCCCAGGCGGTGCTCGAAACCTTGCTTGAGCAAGAGTCTAAGATCCTTAGGATCTTCATTAAACTTTGGCGCTCTATAGATACGTGCTTAGCACTATCGTTTGAGGCTGAAACTGCATCCGTCACGCGGTTTAAAACCGCTTGGTGGACGAACATAGCCCGACTTGTGATACGTCACAAGTCTGTTCATTACGCTGGAAAGTCATGGGCGCGCTTTGCGCGTTACTGTGAACTCTATTATGGCGGAGCCATTGAACCAACCCCAATTTGGGAGGCTTCATGGCCGCGTCTTCCCGAGGACACCTGGATGACAAAGTCACCGGGTGAGCTCAGTCGGCGGGACATTGCCAGTTGGTCGATACTGGTTTCAACTCGAGGCCTTCCTTCAGGTGACCATGTCACTGAACAGATAGCACTCGAAGCTCATGCCGAAGCCCTCTTAGAGGACAGACGGTTGAGCGATGCTAAGCTCGTTCTTTTAGATCAAGCTGCACGCATAGCTGGAGAGCGCGTGAAGCGCAATGTCAGACACACGTTCTTTGAACGCAAGTCAGGACACATCTCTATTTCGAATAGCGCGTGCTACGAATTCTCACGTAGTGAGGGTGGTAGACGGCAGTTCGTCCTAGAGCATCTCCGGGACTGGCTCGACGGTGTGCCTGTCAAAGACAGGTTAACGCCCCTCCCTACGGGAGAGACGATCATCGAAGGAGCTGGACGAAAACGGTTTGAAACTGTCAAGCCCCCCCTACTCGACTCAGTCGAGCCCGGGAATCTCTTTAAGAGAAGTTCCGGACTCCTAACCGAGGATTTCCCCGGCCAGGAGCAAGAACGGGTGGGGTTTCAACTATTTGCCTGGTCGTTCTTAGAACTACTAGACAATGGTTTCATTGATAAGGACGGCTACCCTACGGGTAAGCCCCTTCCTATTAAGAGGGAGACGGTACCGGAACCCGGCATTAAATGCCGGATCGTGACCAAATCCCTGGCCGCGTTTGTAACGTATGGGCAGGCGTGGGGACATGTCATGAAAGACATGCTTATGGAGGACCCGACCCTAAGGGCCGGATTGGGCTCCGGGGCCCAGGCCTTCGAATGGTTGAAGTCCCTTGGACGTCACCAGACGGAGGTCCCCCGGTACATAATGGTTGGCGACTTTGAGTCTGCCACCGATCATGTTAATCACGAAGCAGGGCGCGTTGCTATGCACGCGTTTTGCGACGGCCTTGGGCTGTCGTCCAAATATATCCATGGGTATATTGACCTGCTCTTGTCGCCACGAATCTTCGAAGAAGATGACATGGTGTATATCAGCAATACTGGATCCCTTATGGGTGAGCCAGGCACCAAAGTGGTGCTGACCGCCCTGGGAAAGATTGCAAACGTGTACGCACACTCCTCTGAGGAGAGCGTGTACTTCGCGACGGCTGGCGACGATCAAATCGACGCCGGCGACCGTTCCGAGCCACTACTCCGCTATGCGGAAGCGGCAAGGATCACCACCATGATCCCCTCTAAGGAGAAATGGGGTGTGTTTAAGTACGCGGTTAGGTACTGCCAAGCAGTCCTACTGCCGAATTCCCAAGTATCACATGCGGAAGTGGCCGTACCAAAGGTACGACTACTTTCCCCTGAAACTAAACAGAGGAGAGGAGACGATGATACCAACCCTGCCTATGGCAAGGCGAAGGCACTCGCCACCGAGTGTAGTTGGTCTGAGTTTCCAGACCTTTGCAAATGTATGGTCTACTTGTTCCTTAGGAACATGAGCCAATACATCGAGTATTCACACGAACTCTTCACACCGAGGGAGTGGGGGGGCCTTGGGCTCCCCTACGTTCCAATTTCTGCCCTATGGGCTAGAATCCCAGAGTGGAAGAGATGCGCAATTTCCCAGCGAGAGAACGGATGCCCGCTGACCCGGCGCCTACTTAGTAGGTGGTCGAATTCAGTGAACTTCCAAAGAGGCATAGACCTCTCGGAGGATAACGCCTATAATACATATTATGAGCTTATCCTTAATTGGGTACCCACAGTTAACCGTCCAGAGCAAATTCCTTTGGAAATGCCTGAAGGTAGCCGTTATCGGGACATAGTCCGCGAGATGGCACACCATGGATGGACTCCCATTAGCGACCTTGTTACAAGGATACTGGCGTCTCAAAGATACCAGAGCTTTTGGGACCCTGGTCAGGCTAAGCCTGACCGCGGATACAAATCACTCCCTTGGAGTGAGAGAACCAAGCGGATCCGTGAAGCATTCCTCGCGGTCCAAACCCTAACCGATCCTCCCCCTGAACCCCCGTGCGAAGCGCCAATGTGGCACCCCGAGGATTTCGCTCTATGCGAGGGTACATTGTACCTGCACAGAAACGAGAGTAATCGAGTTGATGTGGAAGTGGAAGATGGAGAGATTCCTGAGGAATTACTCCCACTCGTGGGACCTGGCTTAGCCGGCCCGCGTGTGTTCCTTCACTTTAGTAACGAGCGCCTCGCCCGATCATGAGACCGTAGCCTTCTGCGTAAAGGCGAGTCAATTAGGCTCGCTGTCCCCCGTCCGTTGTTCCCCTAAGGGGAATCCGGCAGAGCGATGACCTGAGGTCATTTCCTCTTCGAGGGCAGGTGCGTATGTGCCTGACCCATACCCCTAATATAGGGGTCGAGCTATAACAGACACCACACCATCGGGTTTTATCCTCCTAAGGAGGGGTTTCGCCCGTTTCAC